CAAACAAGTTTTTTCATTATGCAGCCACTACTCTGTTAGGTACTGCAGCCACGATGATGTCTTGATGAAGATTAGGAGTAAACTTGCCTCCAGCAGCACCATTTAGCGTGGCTAGTTTATTAATGGGTTTCGAAACCCTCACAGATTGACCACCATAAGGTAAGTTTGGAATAGCATAACTGATATGTATCCACACAGTTTTGCTTGGTAGATATTCTAACAGCAGTTGATCATACGGAATGTTTTTTTCTATCCATGAGGCAATTTCGAAATAGCTATGTGCTCCTACACCACGGAACTGCAGATCAGCTGCTTGGCCTGTGCCGTGTTGTGCCTGACCCTGTCCTTCTCTATAGGTGTTGGTAATCAACATATTGGGATATTTGGCCTTTATGGGTTCTAGAATATTGAGAGCCAGGGCGGCCAAATTATTCACGATGTTTTGAGGCGGTAGTCCCTTGACATTGTCAGCTAACTGAGCTATAGTTCTAGGAAAGGTAACATTTTTTATCGCTTGTCCTAGGGTGAATCCCGACGGTGTTAATTTAGTAGCAAATGTGATGTCACCCGAAACAGCTGTGCTAGGCTTATCTGCTGGTCTATTTTTACTGGGCGCCACTCCAGGTCCTTTTGCAGTGGGCGTTGTGGTTAAAGTTTTATGTTCTGCAGCAGTGATACGCCCTTCGGCGAGGAATCTATCAGCTTCTCTTTTACCTGCGGTGTTGTCTTCATCACCTTCCACGTTTTTTACAGCAGCTACCACAGTCACCTTTGGCACTGATGCAGATGCGAATGTGCCTGGAGTGGTTGCAGCGTTGTACAGTGCAATTTCCACACCATTGGCAAACACATTGTAGGGATTATATAAAGGTTCCTGCCGAGGCATCGTACCTGCTGGGTGAGAGTGATTATCAAGAGTATCACTTCCTGTACCGCCGCTAGGTCCGACGCTGGTCGATTGTGGTGTTGGTGAAGTTGCCATGCTTGTATTTAAGCCAAAGCAATGCCTGTGGTACTTTGAACGAACTGTTTGGCAAAAGTTTCGTCGGTGGCTTCTGCTACAGTAACGGTGGTTTTTGCCAGCTTGACTTCCTTGTCAGGATGCACTGTAAACAGATAGGGCATAAGTCCTGGGCCACGTTCGCCCATGGCTATGACCATAGGTCTATGTAATTTGTAGTGAGTGGCAGTTTCTTCAATCAGCTTGGCCACTAATTCCTCTCCTGAGGTCAGTTTGAAAGTTGCTACTTCTCCAACTGTTACGCCTTTGTCAATTAACATTATATTTCACCTTTGCCGTACCCGCCGGCTGTTTCTTCTATGTATTTTTGCAATTCAGTGAATCCACCGATCAATTGATTGTTCAAAAAGATCTGCGGCACCGTTCTAGCATTTGGCACAGCCTCCAATAGTTCTTCTTTGGTGTACCCATCACCAATCTTGCGTTCTTCAAATTCTATGCCTCTTTGTGTGAGCAGAGCCTTGGCCTGATCACAGTAGGGACAGTTATACTTGCTCCATACCACAGCTTTCATTTTGTTTTCCTTTCAATATTTTATCTTTCTAACAAATGGTTATAATCATTTACAATTTTATCCCAAGTAGTTAAGTGCACAGGAGATCTTGCACTGATAGTCCATCGATAAGAAGACCTATTAATCATTGCATGAGGATGATCAACACGAATAAGTATTAGTTGATTTTTCTCCATAACACATCTATCTATTTCTTGTAATTGACTTATAGGCCAAGACAAGTAACTCTCCCCATCTGAATTAATAGGCATAAATGCGCCAGATTGTTGTGGTTTATCGTACCAAATCATTTCGCCGGGTTCACCACTAATAACCCAATTAAATCCACAGTTTACAATTTCAGCAGGATTGCCTGCAAGATCTACATGGGCAAAATCATCAATAAGACATGGTCGTCTATAAAAAAGTATGCCTATTGCTATAGGAATACCTAGAGTCTCCATGGCTTCTAACCATTCTTGACTGAAAATATTTTCTCTTTCGATAGGCCAAACTTGTCTGTCGTCTATATCATTTGGAGTGGGAAATTTCCAGTCGTTTGATATTGCCTTAGAAACATCTATATTGAGTCGATACCAGCATTTTTTCATGTTACATATTTAACTTACTATGTTTGTAATTCTCAATCATTTCGTAATTAAGATGAAGCTTTGGAGAACCTTTTTTGTAGTCGTAAGATAATAGCTCACGTATTGACTTATCAGGAGCTGTGTAGAAAAACTTTTGAATAGGATATCTGATATCGTTTTCAAGAAATTTATAATACATCAGCTCTACCCATTCTGCCATTCTTCCCCAATTCGTGTGTTTGTTTTTCCACATTACATTATTTGGGCGGAATCCAGTAAGGTGATTGTAAGTGTCATATACTTCGAGTTTTTTTAGATACTCTTTTTGCTCTTCTTCTGTAGCAGGTTCATAACCGTATTTGGCATAGTCCATGGTCATCTTTGAATTTTGGTTTAAATGGTCAAAGGCATTTTTCTTTGGGATATCAAGTACATTTGCTACCACATTCTCTCCCTGCCAATTGTCAAGACACCATTGAAAATTAGCTTCTACATCTGCCTCGGTATCATGAGGAAGCCCTGCAATCAAAGTGATTGTGGCTCTGTATAACCCATCATTTTGTTTGTGAAAATAATTTTTTGCATCTATTAACCCTTGTTGTAATATTTCCGGATTCATTCCTTTACCAATGACCTTTCCCGATTCGTGGTTAAAAGTTTCAATGCCGTACAGATGAGAGACAACCTGCATTCTTATCAGTTCATCCCATTCCTTTTGCCCACGCTTCACAAGTAGGTCAGGACGAATAAACGCCCAGAAAAAAGGTTGGAAGTCCAGCTGCTGTACGACGTCAGCAAATTTTGTAATTTTTTCAGTGCGGTCATTGAATGTTTCGTCGCTGATCATGTATCGAGTAATACCGAATCGATCATACGCATCTTTGATTTGTCTTTCAAAACTATCGGTGTCTCTAGTCCAATCTCCCTTGACTCCGATCATTGGATGATTACAATAGTCGCAGACAAACTTACAACCCCTGCTGAATTCTATTGAAATCCATTCATATGATTGAAGGAAATCACGATCCTCATATATAATAACAGGATCTCTCCAAGGAGCGGCATCCCATCCGCCTTGTGCGACTTTTCGGCCTTTTACAGTGGTAAACTCTATGGCTTCGCCGGCATCGAACAAATACTTTAATAGTTTTATAAAGATTGTTTCTGCATACCCGGTGATTTGATAGTCAATATGTTTTGTATTGATTTCTGCAAAAGTTTGAGATCCGTAGATGATTAATAGATTTGGGTAATTTTCTTTTATCCATGCAGCAGTTTGTTCAGCTAACTCGGGCCATTGCAGAAACAACGACCCAAATCCTATGAACTTCATATCCCCATCGATTCTTGATATCAGAAGTTGTTTTATTTCTTCAAATGTCCAGAACCGGAAAAAATCTATTACTTCTATATCCCATCCATGCTTACGTATCTCTGTGGCTATTCGATGACCTCCACCTGATCTACCTGCCTCATCTTCTCTAGCAATAAGAAACAACAGAGCCTTATACTTACTTTTTGCAATAATTTTCATGGTCTGGTTTTTAATTTGAATATATCACAGCACCTTTTTTATCAGTGACCCTAACCAATAACATGCCTTTGTTTTTATAGATCAAGGCTGCTGATATGGCTGCTTGTTCGTTGCCATAACTGCCAATAGTGGTCCATGACTCATATGGATTGGTTCTTTTAAATTGTGCTTTGTACATGATTATTATATAGCCGGAAGAGCATCGTAGTCAAGATTTTCACCCATGACGCCTATCACATAGTTGGTGCTTTCGGTTTCTTGCAGAGCACTCTGTTTCTTCGAAGTGTCCGTGTGCTTATTGAACCAAGGAATCGGAGTTGATCTCGGAGCAGTGGCCTGATACTTGATGCCTATGTCTTTCAGCGCACCTACAGCGGTATAGTCTACAAAATCTTTGAGGATAGCTGCATTTAGTCCAATCACTGGACCCAGTTTAAACAGATGATCTGCCCAGGCCTTTTCTTCAGCTATGACATCCAGATACAGCTGATATACTTCTGCCTCACATTCTGCTTTAGCTGCTGCGAACCTTGGATCTTCCTTGACCACTTGATTGATCAGCCATGCAGTCCACCCTTTGTGTAACAGTTCGTCTTGTAGGATCAGGCTGATAATGTTGCCATTGCCAATGAAGATGCGATTCTCTACCATGGCCAGGCTTGTGGCAAATGATACCATGAAGCGGAATGCTTCTAGTGCGTAACTGGCATTGAGTGCCATCCAAATGCCTCTGACATGATCTTTTTCAGAGATTGCCTCACCTATCTCTTTTCTGCAGTTGATTTCATGCAGTTGATCATAGTATCTGCCCACGCTGGCAGCCATGTCTACAATTTCCTGTGTGTCATGGATAGTATTGAACACATCCTTGGGCACGTTGTAGATATTGCGAATGATATGGCTGTACGAACGGCTGTGTATGTTGGTTTCAAAGAATGTCCAATTGTAGATCAGTGCTTCCAGTTCTGGTAGGCTGATCACAGGCATAAACACCTGGCTGGGAGCACGACCTTGCAGGCTGTCTAGAGCTGTTTGGCGCAGAAGGTTTGAAGTGAATATGTGCTTGACCGCGGCACTGGCATCTTTGAAATCGTTGGCATCCTTTGTGAGATTGATTTCTTCTGGCACCCAAAAGAATCCTCGAGCTGTTTTTTCGTAGTCAGCTATCTTGTTGTATTTGACTTCTTCGAATCGCTGTATGGTTACCGGACCGGCTGGGTCAAGAAACATCTTACGATTCACATAATCAGTTTTGTTGGTTAGATTGTATTGTCTTTTGCTCATTTGTATTTTCCTCGTTTGTACGCATCTACTAATATATCACAACAGGTTTCTAGCATTAATAAAATCCCAATTAATAATTTTCCATTGATTTTCTAGATATTTTGATTTGTCTGATTGATAGTCTAAGGCCCATGCATGTTCCCACCAATCTATCAATACTATAATATCTTTTTTAATTTCATGATTCACAATAGTCTTTATCTTGCCATCTTCGGCTAAGTAGGCCCACCCACTGCCTTGTATGCTCATGGCCGTTTTCTCAAACTGTTGCTTGAACTGATCAAAGGTTTTATAGTGTTCTTCAATGAAACTTAGTATAGGTCCTGTCGGCGTGTTGTTTCTACCGGGTGCCTGATATTGTTGGAACAGAGTATTGTGCAGGAATGCGCCAGCTTCATTGAACTTGGCATCACCTTCATTGCTGTTATAGCGTTTGGCATAGCCCTGTGCCAGTTCGCCGTAGTGATAGTTGATGGTGTCTTCGCTGATGCTGGGAGCCAGTTCATCACGCTCATAGGGCAATGGCAGTATTTCTAATCGATGCGGTCTCCCTTCGTTGAGCACGTTGCGTATAAAACTATAAGTCATCGTGTCTATACTCTAAAACTTTCGCCACACCCACAGCGATCTCGTTCGTTGGGATTAACAAAATCAAATCCTTCGTTGAGTCCTTTCTTGGTCCAATCCATTTCTATGCCTTCTAGATAAACCAAACTCTTAGGATCTACAAACACATGCACACCGTGACTGACAAAACTGACATCATCAGAGCGAGGACCATAAGGTGCATCTACATATTCCAGCACATAGGCCAAGCCACTACAACCTGTGGTTTTAACTCCAACACGGATGCCAATTCCTGTGGGTCTTTGTGCAAGATTGAATTTAACCTTGTCAGCGGCGGTTTCAGTGAGCGAGATCATGTTTTTTATTGTAGTCTTCTATCGCGGCTTTGATAGCATCTTCTGCAAGTATGCTACAATGTATTTTAACCGGTGGTAGGGCAAGTTCTTCAGCAATTGTGCTATTAGTAATCGTTCGTGCCTGGTCAAGCGTTTTTCCCTTGACCCATTCTGTGACGAGGCTTGAGCTGGCGATTGCTGATCCACACCCGTATGTTTTGAATTTTGCATCTGTAATAATCCCATCTGTTACTTTGATCTGTAGTTTCATTACATCCCCGCAGGCAGGAGCACCCACCATGCCAGTGCCCACATCTGTATCAGCTTTATCGAAACTGCCTACGTTACGTGGGTTTTCATAATGATCAATTACTTTGTCGCTGTATGCCATATTGTATCCTTATACGCTAAAACTGCTGCCACATCCACAAGTGCTTTGAGCATTGGGATTAGTGATTACAAATTGGCTGCCTGAAATATCCTCTTTATAGTCTATACTAGCGCCTTGTAGATACTGCATGCTCATAGCATCTACCAACACTTTGAATTTTTCTAATGGTATCTCAAAGTCGTCTTCATTTGTTATTTCGTCGAAAGTAAAACCATAACTGAATCCACTGCACCCACCGCCTTGTACAAAGGTTCTCAGTGATAGATCAGGGTTACCTTCTTCCAACAGTAGGTCTAATATTTTGATTTTGGCTGATTCTGTTATTGTCATCATAGTTTGCATGCTTCACAATCCTCTTCTTCAATACTGGTTTCGATTTCACGTTCATTGTGGAAGCCGTTGTAATGTACTTCTGGAGTGGCTTCTGCTACTGCCTTGGAACCCGCTTTGTTGATCAGGCTGTAGTAAAATGTCTTGAGTCCCCACATATGTGCCTGCATGAGATTCTTAGCGATCAAAGTGGTTGGTACCTTGCGATCGGCGAAGTGTGCAGGATTATAGAATGTGTTGGTAGAGATTGACTGATCAACATAGGCTGCCAATACAGCGGCGGTTTTGAGATAACCATCACAATCTCGTTGTTCCCACATTAGTTGATACTTGTTCTTGAGTCTATTGTATTCCGGCACTACCTGTGTCAATGATCCTGCTTTGGATTCTTTAGTACTAATCAAACTCATGGGCATTTCTATTCCGTTGGTGGAGTTTATAACCACTGAGCTTGACTCCACCGGGGCGATAGCCATCAGTGTAGCATTCCGGACTCCGTGCTGTTTCATTTCTTGTCTGAGATGTTCCCAGTCGAGTTCTGGAGCAAAATCAGTGAGTTGGTTGACTCCTTGAGATCTTCTTTCCCAGGGGAACTCACCTTGGCCGTATCTGGTTCTGTCTGAGTCTTTGCATCTGCCTCTTTCTTTGGCCAGTTCAATGGTGGATTCTGTAAGGTAAAAGGCTTGATGCTCCATCCAAACTTTAACTTCTGCCAATGCGTCGTTGTCGCCATATCTGTAGCTCCTTTTTGCATGCCAATAGGCAAGATTAGTAACGCCTATGCCTAATGGTTGGAGTTCATCATTGCTGAGTTTGCTTTGAATACTCAGGAAGTCTTGATAATCCAATATATTACATAGGCTGCGTTGTAATATGCGACAGGCTCTACGCATGTCTTCTGGGTTTCGAAACGCACCCCAGTTGATGGATCCCAGTGTGCATAACGCTATGCGTCCCTGCTCGTCGTCGAGTCTTTTAAATGAACGAGTTGGCAATAAGATCTCACAGCACAGGTTACTTTGATAAATGGTATGGTACTCAGGATCAAATGGTCCTTGATTCATCACATTATCTATAAACACCAAATAGATGCGACCCGTGTCTGTACGCTCCTTGAGAATGCCTGATTTAAACACTTCTTCGGCACTCATGGTTTTCTTACGTAAATCTTTACGTTTTTCATACTTCACATACAATTGTTCAAACAGCTCTGTGTTTCTGTAAAATGCTTCATACAAGTCTGGTACTTCGTTGGGATCAAAAAAAGTTATGTTTTCTCGATTTCGGAATCGTCTCCAGAAGAAAGCACTAAGCACAACCCCATAATCCATATGACGGACTCGGGTTTCTTCGGTTCCTTGATTGTTTTTAAGAACAATAAGGTCATCAAACTGAAGATGCCAAATAGGATAGAATACAGTAGCACTTGCATTGCGGATACCTCCTTGAGAACACGAACGTAGATCTCCAAACCATTTTTTAAGAAAGGGTATCATGCCTGTGTGCATGATCTCGCCTCCTCTGATGGGACTACCTAATGATCGTAGGCGCCCAATCTCCAGACCGATGCCAGCACGTTTGCTGGCATACTTGGCCATCATCTCACCAGAAGCAAATATGCTATCCAGATCGTCGTCACTGCGGATAAGAACACAACTAGAAAACTGTTTAGTTTGAGTGCCAAGACCAGCCAGCACAGGTGTAGCAAGAGTAAATAGACCATCGCTCGCACAGTTGTAGTATTCCCGGATGTAACGCATACGGGACGATTGAGGTTCTTCCTTATGAAAGACCGTAGCGGCTGCGACCATATACCTAACCTGTGGCGTCTCATAGATCTCTTTCGTAGCGCGATTGCGTACAAGATACTTCTCAATAAGTTGTTCAATGGCTGCATATGAGTATTGTTCGTCCTTTTCGTGATCAATGAAATCATTCATTCGATTCCATTCTTCTTCGGTATACCATTCTAGCAGTTCTGCGGTATATAGGCCCACAGAAACATTTTTCTTTACGATGTCATAGAGGTGGGGAGGTTCGTATTCCCCATACACATCCTTCCTCAACATGCTGAGTCTCTGTTTGCCTGCCACATACTGATAATTGGTATGACCCACGTCTGGATTGTGTTCAATGTCGATGAGATTTACTATGGCCCGAAGAGTGGTACCGTCAATTTCTTCTGTGGTAATACCGTCATAGAAATGCGGTTGTGCTTTGATTTCTATCATTGATTGGCTTACGTCTGCTATGCCTTTACAGACTTTAGCTACCTGCGCCTGCCATTTTTCTACTGCCAATGGTTCTCTATGACCGTTTCTTTTGATAACCGTGATGCTCATATTCTGTCTCTATTAGTATTTTATGTATTTATTACTGAGGTCATTGCTGCCACAACATGCTGGCATCAAAGTGTTTGATTTCTTCAATGTCACTGACTATTCTACAGGCATAATTCAACACATACGTGTCGTCAACGATTAGTACATATTCTGCTTCTCTTTTGCCTGGAATCATTAACTTATGTATCTCGCATTTAGTTTTGATAAACCGCTGTGTTAATTTAACAGTATAAAGCATTCCTAGAGTGATTGCAAGATCATCCAGCCGTAGATCTAGAATTAATTGCCAGGGATCGGGCCATTGTTGGGGTAAATTGGGATCGAGGTATGCACTTACAAACGGAGCGTGACTCCAAAATTCAGCCACATCTTCTAGCGGGTGTTCACTGGTTTCTAATGTGTCTCTAAACTGTTTCCAAGCTGCAATTCGATCTGTGCCGTATTGGTCAAACACCGTAGGCTACATCAAAAGAGATGCTGCCTGTTTGCCCTGTGGCCAGAGGATTCTTGTATGATAATACCACTGTCTCGATACCGCTGTCACCAGCGTTGCCTTTCAGTGTGGCGTTGAATTCAAAATTAGTCATAGTAGGCCCTCCTAGAGCTGTGATAAGATTAGGTGAATAAGTATAGCTGTCAGTGAAGCTGATGTTGGTGACGTCATCGACACCAGCGAGATCATCACCTATGGCCATTTGCAGGGTGCCAAATCTAGTGTGTCCGCCTA